TTGAACGAGGCTGATGGTAACCAAAATACATCAGCAGTTGCTAACCCTGATCCAGTGCTTATCTCATTGGTTCGTCGTGCAATGCCTAACCTCATCGCTTATGATGTCGCAGGTGTCCAGCCTATGTCTGGTCCTACTGGTCTCATCTTCGCAATGAAGGCTCGTATCGGTGATGGTACACCAATCATCAAAACTGATGCTGAGGCTCTCTTCAATGAGGCTGACACTGACTTCTCTGGTGCTGGCACACATGCTAATGGACTCTTCGATTCTCCTGCTAATATGACTACAGGAACCGGTATCCCAACAGCTACTGCTGAGGTTGCAAATATCGCGAAAGAAATGGGTTTCACCATCGAAAAGTCGACTGTTACTGCTAAGACTCGTCAGCTTAAGGCTGAGTACACCATGGAGCTTGCTCAAGACCTCAAAGCCGTTCACGGCCTTGATGCTGAGTCCGAGCTTGCTAACATCCTTTCCGGTGAGATCCTTGCGGAAATCAACCGTGAGGTTATCCGTAACATCGTTGTTACTGGTAAGGAAGCTGGTCTTGGTGTAAAACACGCATTCGACCTTGTTGCTGATGCTGACGGTCGTTGGGCTGTTGAGAAATTCCAGTCATTGATCTTCCAGATCGAGCAGGAAGCTAACACAATTGCAACAGAAACACGTCGCGGTAAGGGTAACTTCGTTATCTGCTCAAGCAACGTTGCTTCTGCACTTGCAGCTGCTGGCGGTCTCAAGTTCGGTGGAGAAGGTGAAGTTGCTGTTGATGCTACTGGTAATACATTTGCTGGTACACTCAATGGAAAACTGAAAGTATATGTTGACCCATATGCTTCAACTGACTACGCCACTGTTGGTTACAGAGGTGCTAATCCATATGACGCTGGTATGTTCTACGCACCTTACGTGCCTCTTACAATGGTTCGCGCCGTTGGAGAGAACAGCTTCCAGCCGAAGATTGCATTCAAGACACGTTACGGTCTTGTTGCTAATCCAATTACTGGAACAGTTGATGGAGTTGGTAATGCTAACACTAACCCATACTTCCGTACGTTCCGCGTTAAGAACATTAACGTTGGTGGACAAAGCTAATAGGGTTTAAAACCTAAATTTAAGAGGGTCCTCGAAAGGGGGCCCTCTTTTTTTATATAAATACATGCATGGCTAAGAATAATTTAACATCTAATATCAATCTCCTTTCTCCGGTTGGTTTTAAGCTTACAATTAATAGGGAGAAGTATGCTAATACCGAGTACTTTATAACAAACTTTAGTATACCTGAGATTACTGCTGGTGAAGTTCAAATGAATTTTAGGGGAGGCATTTCATATCAAACAAGTGAAACTCGTCAATTCGGAGGTCTGAGTTTAAGGTTTGCTATCGATGAAGATATGAAAAACTATACAGAAATATATGATTGGATGAAGGATAATACTGAAAAGTATGAAGTTGCTGACATGATTCTTTCAGTCATGTCTAGTCATAATACTGTGAATAAACAATTTCAATTTAAAAATGCATTCCCTACTTCTTTGAGCGGAGTAGATTTTAATGTGCAGTCAAATGATGTAGAATATGCACAAGCTGATGTTGCATTTAGATATGATGAATTTCTAATCATAAAATAAGAATAAATAATTCTATATGATGGATTTGAATGATATATTAATGATGTGGAAAAAGGATGCGGTTATTGATGACGTATGCCTTGATGATGAGACGCTTAAATCTTCTAAATTACACGCAAAATACTTAGAGCTTTTTTCCATGGCAAAGTTAATGCTTAAGAAAAAAGAAATGGAATATGCATCCATGAAAAAAGATAAGTGGCTTTACTACAATGGGAAGATGAGTAAAGACGACATGGATAAAAACAAATGGAAGTATGATCCGTTTGATGGATTGTCTAAGCCTATGAAGTCTGATATGGATATGTATTATTCTACTGACGAAGATCTTGTAAAAATAAAAGCTCAGATCGATTACCAGAAAACAATCATTGAAACTCTGGAAGAAATTATGGGCAATATTCGATGGCGACATACCCATGTAAAAAACATATTGGAATTTAAGAAGTTTACTTCTGGAATGTAATGTTAACAGCTTACAAAAAAGACGAATCTAAAGTTCTTCTTAGATCAGATGATTCTGGTATCCTAATGGAACTTAGTGAATATTTTACTTTCTATGCAGAAGGTTATAAGTTTATGCCTGCATATAGAAATAAACTTTGGGATGGTAAAATACGTCTTTTTGATTCTAGATCACAAACTATTCCATATGGTTTGATGAAAAGAGTTGCTGAATTTTGTTATGAAAGAGGATATAAACTAGTATACGATGAAACCTTAAAAGAAAGTGACTTTTATGAAAAAGAAGATCTTGAAAAATTTATTAGTGAATCTACATTATCTTTAAAAGATAAATTGATAAAACCGAGGGACTACCAGTTTGATGCGTTTGTTCACGGTATACAAAATAAAAGGGCAATATTAATTTCTCCAACTGGGTCGGGAAAATCTCTTATTATCTATATGATGATGAGACATTATCTTAGTCATGAAATGGATAAGAAGGTATTAGTTGTAGTACCAACTACTTCATTAGTTGAGCAGATGTACAAAGATTTTGAATCTTACTCATGGCAAGATGAATCATTCGATGTAAAAGATGATGTCCATCGTATATATTCAGGAAAAGAAAAAAATAACTTTGAATCGTCTGTTGTAATTACCACTTGGCAAAGCGCTATAAAACTTCCTCTTTCATGGTTTGCAGGATATGGTATGATTATAGGAGATGAAGCGCACACATTTAAAGCTAAATCACTCACTACAATAATGAATCGATTAGTGAACGCTGGTTTTAGAATCGGTACAACCGGAACTATTGATGATGCTATTTCAAATAAAATGACATTAGAGGGGAACTTTGGTCCTGTATATAAAGTTACTTCAACGAAAGAATTAATTGATGCTGACACGCTTGCGCAGCTTACAATTCAGTGTTTAGTACTAAAATATAAAGATGAAGAACGTAAAGCATGCAAAGGTCTCAAATACCAAGATGAAATAGATCATATTGTCAGTCACGAAAAAAGAAACCGCTTTATTGTTAATCTAACTTGTGACCAACAAGGAAATTCATTGGTTCTTTACAACTTAGTTGAAAAACACGGTAAGCCTTTGTACAACGCTTTTGTAAAAAAGCTTAAAGGTACTGGCAGGAAAGTATTTTTTGTTTCGGGAGCAGTTAATGCAGATGAAAGAGAAAAAATTCGTGAAGTCACTGAACAGGAAAAAAACGCTATAATTGTTGCAAGTGTAGGAACATTTTCTACAGGTATAAATATAGTTAACCTCCACAACATTATGTTTGCATCCCCGACGAAATCACAAATTCGTGTTTTACAGTCTATTGGTCGTGGTTTGCGAAAAACAGAAAACGGACAGGGCACTACTATATATGATCTAGCCGATGACTTTTCTTGGAAAAGGAAAAAGAACTATACACTCAACCACGCAATCGAGCGGGTAAAAATATACGCTAAAGAAAAATTTAAATATAAAATACACGAAGTACCACTATGAACGAAGCTTTAAAAGATTATATGAAAGGTTTCGATTTGATGGGATACAGATTGCGAGATGGAAGCCACATTATAGCAAATGAAGATCACTACGATTCAACGATGCACGCATTTTATGTAACAGCTCCGGCAGAAGTGCATATCAGTGATGAAGGCAAAGCTTTCTTCTCTCCCTGGCTAATAACAGACGATGAAGAACAAATAAGAATTTTAAATATAAATATTGTAGCTTCTGCACCCCCAGTTGAAGATATGAAGATACAATATCACAGATATATTATATCAAGCAATTTGCACGGATCTCTAACTAAAAATGAGATAAAGGTTGTGCTAGATCAATTATTTAATAGCGACCTTGATAATCAAGACAATATAGAAATTGATGGCGGTATATTCGATGATTACATTCCACTTGAAGAAAGAACATTAGAATGGAGAAAAAAGTGGAAACCGTACGACAATAATTGAGGTTTTTTGTTATTCTAAGAATATTATACACAGAACTATAAAGTATGTAAATAAAAAAATGCGTGCAGACGCAAATATATTATGTACATTTGCGCTATAACAGTGTAGAATATGAATACAGATTATGAAAAAGAAAGCTAAAGAAAGACCGCATTATGTAAATAATAAGCAGTTTTCTGGTTCAGTTGTCGATTATGTGAATTCAGCAAATGAAGCCCGCGATAAAGGAGAAGAAGAACCAATTATTACCGAGTACATCGGTACATGCTTCTTAAAAATTGCAGAGGGCTTATCCCATAAGCCAAACTTTTCTGGATATACATACCGCGAAGAGATGGTAATGGATGCCGTAGAAAATTGTATAAAGGCTATTATGAATTATGACGTAAAGAAAGCAACTCGTACTGGTTTACCTAATGCATTTGCGTACTTTACACAAATTACATATTACGCATTTTTAAGACGGATCGCTAAAGAGAAAAAGCATCAAGATATTAAGGAATTATATATGGAGCATGCAGGAGCTGATGGGTTTATGCATTCTTCTGGATACGTTGATGCTGAAGGAATTGTTGATAGAGTACGTTTTAAATCTCAATTGATTAGAGACCGCGACTCGGCAATTAAGAATTTTGGTAAGACTCTTAAAAAGAAGAAGAGATCTAAGAAGAGAATTAGTGGATTACTTGACGATTTTCTGTAGATTTTTTATAATATGCGATTGGCTATAATTAACGATACTCATTCTGGTGTAAAGAATGGGTCTGACATTTTCTTAAACTATTCTGCCAAATTTTACGATGAGGTTTTATTTCCCTATTTGCTTAAACATGACATACGAGACATTATACATCTTGGTGATTACTTTGATCATCGTAGGTTTGTTAATTTTAAAGTTTTAAAGCACAACTATGAAGTCTTTATTAAAAAGCTTTATGATTATGATATGTACATGGATATTATTCCAGGCAATCATGATGTTTATTATAAAAACACAAATAAACTAAATTCTTTAGAGCAAATATTAGAAAAATATAGTGATAGAATTAGGGTTCAAATGGACCCAGTTGTTAAGAAATTTGGAGAATTAGATATAGGTTTACTTCCATGGATTTGTGAAGACAATCACGATAATTCAATGGATTTTATTAAAAACTCTAAAGCGTCTATTCTTATGGGACACCTAGAACTTGGTGGATTTAAATATATGGGTAATGCTGATATCAAATCTCATGGTATGGATAAATCATTATTTGATAGATACGATGCTGTTTATTCTGGACATTATCATACTAAAAGTACCGAGGGCAATGTTACATATCTTGGAACTCAATATCAATTAACATGGTCTGATGCAAATGATCCTAAGTATTTCCACATACTTGATACCGAAACCAGGGAGTTAGAAGCTGTTAGAAACCCTAATGTTTTATTTCAAAAAATTTACTATGACGAAGATAAAATACCAGCTGTAAATTCTGATTTAATAAAGGACACTTACATAAAAGTTATAGTAACTAATAAAAAAGATCTCTATATATTTGATAAATTTATGGAGCAGATATATGACTTTAATCCATACGAAGTTAGAATAATAGAAAACTTTGACGAATATGCTGGAGATAGTATT